CTACCGAATCATTAAACGCTCACAATGCTATTGCGGCAGTTTATCAAATAAAAAAATAAACATTGCAAGTTTGAAACATATAACTATATTTGCAACGACTTAAAAACATGAAATACACAGAATTTTTAAAAAGCAAGGTAATTGTTTCCGAAGATTTCGGATTCGAGCCGCAAGAATGTAACAGGTTTCTAAAACCACATCAAAAGGATGTCGTTCAATGGGCTTTAAAAGGAGGGCGCAGAGCTATCTTTAAATTGTTTGGATTAGGTAAGACCTTAACTCAATTAGAAATAGCCAGACAATGTATATTAAAGGAAAATAAGCCCTTTTTAATTGTTTGCCCGTTGGGAGTTATTGGGGAATTTAGAAACGATGCAAAGAAGTTTGAAATCGGTTATAAAATTACCTACATTACCGATACTGACACGATAGAAGATTATGAACCGCAAATCTTTATAACCAATTACGAACGGGTTAGGATGGGCGATATAGACCCATCTAAGTTTTGCGGAGTTAGTTTTGATGAAGCGTCTATTTTGAGAAATCTAAAAACTGAAACGACAAATTACGTTATAAATTATTTTGGTAAAATACCTTATAGATTTGTTGCAACCGCGACACCTACACCGAACGATTATATTGAGATATTAAACTATGCCGTTTTCCTTAACATAGCTTCCAGAGGGCACTTATTAACCCGTTTTTTTCAAAGAGATTCAACCCACGCAGGGCATTTAACTTTATATCCAAACAAAGAGAAAGAGTTTTGGCAATGGGTTAGCACATGGGCGGTTTTTGTTACCAAGCCTTCAGACTTAGGATACGATGACACAGGATACGATTTGCCAGAACTTAAACTGCATGAATATTGCGTTAAAAAAGAACAAAAGGAAAGCTATGTAAATAAGTTCGGTAAACAGGTTTTATTTGAAGACACCCACCGCGATTTAATTTCAATAGCACGAGAAAAACGCGAAACAATCGACATACGGTCCGGTATGGCCATAAGGTTAGTTCAAGAATTGAAAAGTAAACAAGTTGTTATTTTTTGCCACCTAAACCCAGAACAAGATGCGCTTGAAAAAGCATTAAAAGAAATTGGAATAACATACTCCAGTATAAGAGGTGGAGAATCTGAAAACGCAAAAGAAACAAAATTAAACTTATGGCGAAATAAAGAAACTCAAATCCTGCTGACTAAGGACACAATGTACGGTTCGGGAGTTAATTTACAGCAAGCTTCTGAAATGATATTTGTTGGACTAAATCACAAGTTTAATAATTTTATTCAAGGCATACATAGGATTTACAGATTTGGACAAACTGAAATATGCAATATTAGATTGATATATTCAGATAATGAGTACCCTATTTTGAAGGTGCTTTATAAGAAATGGGAAAATCACAAAAAGCTACAAGTTGAAATGATTTCACTTGTCAAGGAATACGGATTAAACACAGAAATAATAAAACAACAAATGGAACGACAGATTTTTAAAGATGGTAAAAAGGTAATTATCGGAGGTTGTACACTCTATAATAATGATACCGTAATTGTACATCAAGACAAAAAAGAGATGCCAGATAACTCTATTGATATGTATTTAACCTCAATACCATTTGGCGATCATTATGAGTATTCAGACAATTACAACGACATGGGGCATAATCACGGCAATGTTAATTTCTTTAAACAGTTAGATTTTTTAACGCCCGAAATGCTTAGATGCTTAAAGCCCGGCAGAGTTGCTGCAATCCATGTAAAAGATAGAATTAGATATTCATATCAAAATGGAACTTGCTTTACGACTATATCAGATTTCAGCGGACAATGTGTTGAACATTACACAAAGCACGGATTTCATTTGATGGGTAAAATTACCGTTGTTACCGATGTGGTTCGTGAGAATAACCAAACATACCGCTTAGGATGGACAGAACAAACCAAAGACGCTACTAAAATGGGCGTAGGTATGCCAGAATATATCTTGCTATTTAGAAAAGTGCCAACTGATTTTAAAAACTCTTATGCAGACGAGCCTGTAATTAAAGCCAAATCAAAAGCCGAAAAAATAAGCGAAGACCAAGAGGTTTACACACGGGCGCAATGGCAATTAGATGCACACGCTTTTCAAAGGTCAAACGGAGATAGATTTTTGACAAATGAAGAACTTGAAAAATACGACTTAAAAGCTATTTGCGATGCTTGGTTGAAACACAACAAAGAGAATATTTATTCTTATCGTGAACATTTAGAAACGTGCGAATATTTAGAGGATTTAGGCAAGTTAAGTAGTGAATTTATGACATTGCCCGTTCACTCGAATACAGATTGGGTTTGGACTGATATAAACCGAATGAGAACTTTAAACGCAAATCAAGTATCTGGTAAAAAAGAAAAACATATTTGCCCTCTCCAGTTCGATATTATTGAAAGGTTAATAACAAGATATTCGAACAAAGGAGAATTAGTTTGCGACCCGTTCGGAGGTTTATTTTCAACGGCCTACAAAGCCTTAGAAATGGGCAGAAGATGTGTAAGTATTGAATTAAATTCAGAATACTACAAAGACGGTTTATTTTACGTTAATTCAATGAATCACAAAATAACAACTCCAACTTTATTTGATTTCGTATGATACACCTACAACCAACAAAAAATGCGGAAACCGACCGCGAAACAATCGGGCAATTCTTAACTCGATTTGGCAAAGAATGGCAAACAAAAGAAACATCAAGACTAAGCCCGTTGGCAGTCGTTGGAGTTCAAGAAGCAAACATATTAGTTCAACAGGCCGCGAATAAAGTAAACGATGTTTTTAGGACTGTTTACGGAGTTGAACCAACCGAACTAAATATCAAGTCACGTAAAAGAGATATAGTCTATAAACGACACGCTCATAGATATTGGCTTTGTATGTACACGAACTTGTCTTTAAGGGAAATAGGCATAATAAGTAATAATTGCGACCATAGTAGCGTGATTTCCTCCCGTGAAGCCTATCGAGTTTTATACTATCAAGACGCTTATTTAAAAGAGCGACATTACAAATTTATTGAGTTAATGGCATGATACTATTAACCGACCAAAACGGAAACACCAAAAAATACAAGTCAATTACACAGGCTGCAAATATGCTTGGAGTTAATTACAAATCAGTTTATCAATCCGTTGAATTAGGCTATTGGACTAAACACCGGGAAACGAAAATAAAATATAAGGCTTGTTATTCTGAATAATAAATATTACTTTTACAGCCGCGAATATGAAGATTACAAATAAAAATATTACAGGGGGCTTTGTTCCGATTGATTTCGGCACTTCATGTTCGCGCATATCTTGTGCCCCCTGTTTTTTAAATTTAAGCGAACATGACAAAAATTAAATTAGAATACTCCGAAGCCCAACAATGTTTCCACTATAATACAGGCGATTCAAATCCTAATACCAATAGCTATAAAACTATTTGCGATTCAATAGAATTGGGAGAAGCAGAGGCCTTTGTAGGCTGGATATATTACACTTACAATAGTTCTAATCTAACATTTAGCAAGGTTTTAAACGAATTTAAATACTGGCAAGAATGAACGGGTATGAATTAAGTCGTGCATGGTTTGACTTTGCATTTGAAAACCCTTCTAAAATAACACCTAATCACGGAATATTATATTTATTTTGTGTAGAGCATTGCAACCGTATGGGATGGAAAAAAGAATTTGGATTACCTACTACAATGGCAAAAGAAGCTATCGGAATACGTTCTTATAATACATACATAAATACGTTAAACGATTTAGTTGAATGGGGCTTTATTATAGTAGTCGAAAAAAGTAAAAATCAATTCAGTAGTAATATAGTTGCCCTATCAAATTTTGATAAAGCACTTGATAAAGCACTTGATAAAGCGTTAATAAAGCACGGTACAAAGCAACTTCAAAGCACTATACAAAGCATTAGTAGTATAGATAAACAAGGAACTATTAAACAAACAAACAAAGAAACAATAGAACAGCGCAAATTAAAATTTGCTTCCACACTTAATGAATATTTACCTAAGTATGGAAAAGATATGTTAAATGACTTTTACAAGTATTGGGTTGAACCTAATAAATCAAAAACCAAATTTAGACAAGAACTTGAAAAGGTATGGGATTTGGAACGAAGATTAGAAACGTGGGATAGAAACCAAAAGCCAAAAACAACAACCGAACCAACCTTAAAACGTAAAACACTATGAGAAAACCAAAGATAATAGTAGATAATATCCTTTTAAACGGCAAACTACCGCCCCAAGCGATTGAAATAGAGGAAGCGATATTAGGAGGCTTAATGTTAGAAAAAACCGCTTACAATCGAATTGCAACCGAAATAACCGAAGATGATTTTTACAAAGATTCTCACAAGGTAATTTTTAAATCAATCTCAAAGTTGGCCAACGAAAATAAAAACGTGGATATGCTAACCGTTAGCGATGCGCTTAGAGCCGAAAACGATTTAGATAATGCGGGCGGTTTATTTGCCTTAATGCAATTAACTTCAAATGTTGCAAGCACCGCCCACTTAGAAAGTCACGCCCTAATCGTTAAACAACATTCAACCCACAGGCGATTTATTCAATCACTTTCGGAAAGGTTATCAAGCGCATGGAATCAAGGAACCGACATTTACGAACTAATCAAAGAAACCCAATCAGAACTCGATAACTTAACACTTAAAAAAGATTCATCTCAATTAATCCACGTTGGTAAATCAGCAAACCAAGTTTATACTGATACTGAAAACGCCCGCAATAATCCAAATACGATTATGGGGATTAAGTCAAGCCTAAGAGAAATTAACGAGAAGTTAATGGGATATTGTGAACCCGACTTGATTATAGTAGCTGGAAGACCGGGCGAGGGTAAATCTACTTATGCAATTCAAGAAGCATTATTTGCAGCCGAAAACGGTTCGCCAAGTTTGGTATTCTCGATGGAAATGAAGGATAAGCAATTAGCTTGGAAGATACTTAGCCAAAAGGCAAACATTGAAGTTTTAAGAATAAGAAGCGGAAAAATTACCGTTGATGAACTTAACGACTTAGCTTTTAACGCTCAAGAATTACAAGCTACGCCCTTATATTTTGCGGACGGTGTAAATAACTTAAACGACATTAAAAGTATCTCAAGGCGTGCCGTTAAAAGTCAAGGTATTAAATTTATCGTTATTGACTACTTAGGTTTAATTGCCTATCGTTTGGATGGGGCAAACCGTGAACAAGTAGTAAGTGAGATTTGCCGGCAATTAAAAGCATTATGTATTGAGTTAAGCGTTCCTATTATGCTACTATGCCAACTATCAAGGCCAACCAAAGGAACGACTGTAAAACCGCCGACAATCTTTGATTTAAAAGAAAGCGGAGGTATTGAAAGTAACGCCGATGTTATCATTTTCCCGCACCGCCCAAGTTATTACGGAGTTACTCAAGTTGATGGAATAGACGGTATTTTTACCGAAAATATGGCTTTAATTGATGTAGCAAAACAAAGGCTTGGTAATACAGGACATTTCGTTTCGGGATGGGACGGGGCGCATAGCAAGTTTTATAATTATTCAGAATTTACTTTTTAACCAACCAAATAAACAACTAACACAATGACACCCGACCAAAAAGCAAACGAACTAATTGAAAAGTTTAGAGCCTTAAATGTTACTTTACTTGGATGTGGCAACCCGTCTAACCCTT